GGCTAATATTGCTCATGCATGCGGTACTTGTTTATTGAAGTTGGCTTAAATCCCGATACATCCTGATACAGGGGAGATGTTATGGCGACACTAAAAGAGCCTGTAAAAATATTTATAGTTCAGTCTCTTGCATGCCGTGACACCCCACAAGAAGTAGCGGACGCGGTAAAACAAGAATTTGGCATCCAGATTGAGCGTCAGCAGGTTGCTGCTTACGACCCAACCAAAGTACGTGGTAAAGATTTAAGTAAAAAATTCGTTGATCTCTTTCATGAAACTCGAAAGAAATTTGATGAGGGTTTAATTGATATACCAATTGCCAATAAGCACTTTCGATTGAAGCAATATGACAAATTGTTGGCTAAAAATAGCAAAAACGTAGTGATGTCTTTAAATATTTTAAAACAAGCAGCTCAGGATCTAGGTGGTCAGTTTACCAATCGTCAAGAATTAACCGGCAAAGATGGTGAGCCCTTAATGGGTATCTCTGATGATGAGTTGAATAAGCGCATTAAAGAGGCTGAAGCTAAAGTGAGACAATAATGACTAGAGAGGAAAAATTAGCTTATTTAGCATTATTGGAAGAGCGGCACCGTCGAAACAGTACATATCAATACAGAAGCTTTGGAGATAAGCTTTACCCGTTCCAGCACGAATTAATCTGGGCAACAAAGCAATATTCACAAGTCATGCTGATGGCGGCCAACCGTGTCGGTAAAACCATGACAGGAACGTACGTTGATACGATCCATGCGCTTGGTCATTACCCTGACTGGTGGGATGGTCATGCATTCGATCATGCGCCATTAATCTGGCTGCTGGGCTACTCTGGCGAGAAATGCCGAGATCTATTGCAGACACCTATCTTTGGTCGTCGTATAGAGAATCGATGGGAGGGTGGCTTGATTCCGCCCGAGTACATTCTTGAGCATGAGTCAATGACTGGCACCACAAATGCAATGCGCTCTGTCTATGTGCGTCATGGTGGTGGTGGCGATGTCCAGTATCAAACATCAAAGGTGCAGCTCTGGTCATATTCACAGGGTCAGCATGCACTAATGGGTGATTCGGTTGACTGGTATCACATCGATGAGGAGCCAAGGGACCAGACAATTTTCCCGCAGGTTTTGACACGTACTGCGACTGGTGATCAAGGTCAAGGTGGTCGAGGTATTTTAACATTCACGCCTGAGAATGGCCGGACTGAATTGGTTGTTCAGTTTATGGATACACCAAGCCAAGGCCAATACTTGATTCGTGCAGGCTGGGATGATGTCACTCACTTAACCGAGCAAACTAAAGAAACGCTTCTGGCATCGTTTCCACCGCATCAGCGTGAAATGCGTACCAAAGGTATTCCAATGCTCGGTCATGGTCGTATTTATGATCTGAGTGAGGACTACATAACCTGTGATCCGTTTGATATTCCAGATCACTGGATGGTCATCGATGGTATGGACTTTGGCTGGGATCATCCGCAAGCACAAGTTCAGCTTGCCATTGATATGGACTCGGAAACGATTTACATCACTCATGCATGGAAACAGCGCCAGGTATCGCCAAACGATGCTTGGGGCTCTGTTAAGTCATGGGCAGCAGGTGTGCCAACAGCTTGGCCTTTGGATGGTCTGCAGACTGAGAAAGGCTCAGGTAAGCAACAGAAGTCTTACTATCAGGAAGCTGGCTTCAATATGCTGGCTGAACATGCTACATGGCCTGATGGATCTAACGGTGTTGAAGCTGGTCTCTTTGAGATTCTGGATTTAATGCGCAAGGGCCGATTTAAGGTATTTAAGGGCCTACGTGCATTTCTGGATGAGTTCTTGCAATACCATCGTGATGATAAAGGCAAGATCGTGAAATCTGGTGAGGATGTGCTCGATGCAGCGCGTTATGCCTACATGATGAGACGCTACGCTATTCGCAAGGGCTTAGTCGGAAAACCAAAAGAAATAACAATCAATCCAATCCCAACAGTCAATCGTTGGTAATCAAATGGAGTCAAGTCGTGACTGATAAAGTAGATCGACTTGCCAAAATCCACGAAACCGCAAAGAAACAATTTGATAAAGCTCAAGGTGCTGTTGCTGATGAACGTCAACAGTGCTTAGAGGATCGTCGTTTTTATTCTATTGCTGGGGCTCAGTGGGAAGGCAAGTTAGGCGAGCAGTTTGAAAACAAGCCTAAATTTGAAGTCAATAAGATTCACTTGGCTGTCATTCGTATTATCAATGAATATCGCAATAACCGCATTGGTGTGAACTTCATTAGCAAAGACGGTGTGAGTAATGACGATCTGGCCGATACCTGTGCAAAGCTTTACCGGGCAGATGAACAGGATTCTGGTGCAGATGAAGCCTATGACAATGCATTCGAAGAAGCAGTCGGTGGTGGCTTTGGTGCTTGGCGTTTACGTGCTGAATATGAAGATGAGGATGATGAAGAGAACGAGCATCAGCGAATCAGAATAGAGCCTATTTTTGATGCTGATACATGTGTCTTCTTTGACCCTGATGCAAAACGCCAGGATAAAGCAGATGCGAAATACTGCTTTGTTTTGACCTCAATGTCATGTGACGCATTTAAGGAAGAATACGGTGAAGATCAAGACCCATCCTCATGGGATAAGACTATTACCAATAGTCACTTTGATTGGGTATCGAAAGATTCTGTTTACGTCGCCGAATACTACAAAGTCGAAAAGGTTAAAGAGAAGATTCATATCTTCCGTTTAATTGATGGATCTGAAGAACGATATACAGCAGAACAACTTGAAGAAGATCCAAGTATTCTTGATGAATTAAGTGCAACAGGTGCGCAAGAGGTTCGTGTCCGAGATTTTGAGCGTAAGCGTGTTCGTAAAATGCTTATGTCGGGTCTTGGTGTTCTTGAGGATTACGGCTATATCGCTGGTCGTCATATTCCAATTGTGCCTGTATATGGCAAGCGTTGGTATATCGACAATGTAGAGCGTTGCATGGGCCATGTGCGGCTTTGCAAAGATGCCCAGCGACTCAAGAACATGCAGTTATCTAAGCTTGGTGAAATCAGTGCGCTATCCAGCGTTGAGAAGCCGATTCTAGCACCTGAACAGGTTGCTGGCGTTCAGCACATGTGGGCGAATGACAATATTGAGAACTATCCATTCCTGCTAGCTCATCCACTTAAAGATGCAATGGGTAGTGTTGTTGCTCAAGGTCCAGTGGCTTACACCAAACCGCCAAACGTACCGCCTGCAATGGCAGCCTTGCTTCAAGTTACCGAACAGGATTTATCGGACATTCTAGGCAATCAAGAATCGGGTGATGAGATTGTTTCAAATACTAGCGGTGTTGCAATCGAGATGATTCAAAACCGCTTAGATATGCAGTCTTTCATCTACATTTCGAACTTTGCTAAAGGGATGCGTCGCTCTGGTGAAATTTGGTTATCTATGGCTTCTGAGCTCTATGTTGAAGATGGTCGAACAATGAAGACAGTAGGGAATCAGGACGAGATTGACTCCATCGAGTTATTCAAGCCTGTTTATAACCCTTCTTCAGGTGAGGTTGAGCACACAAATGACTTAACCAAGGCTAAGTTTGATGTCGCAATCGATATTGGACCAACATCGACCAGTAAGCGCAATGCAACGGTACGCTCTCTGACAAACATGCTTTCACTGGTATCCGACCCAATGGACCAGCAAGTTTTGTCATCCATGATTATGATGAACATGGAGGGAGAGGGTGTTAATGAAGTCCGCGAATATTACCGCAAGAAATTACTGCGTATGGGTGTTGTAGAGCCAACCAAAGAAGAAGCTCAGCAACTCGCGCAAGAAGCTCAGAATCAGCAGCCTGATGCAAATACGCTGTATCTGCAATCCGAAGCTGAAAAGAATAAATCACTCGCAATTAAAGCACAGGCAGACACTGAACTTGCGATAGCAAGAGCAGAAGAAACCAAAGCCAAAGCAATCGATTTAATGACACGCCTAGATATGGATGAGCGACAAGCAGTGCTTGAAGCAATCAGTCAACTAGGTATGCAACCACAACAGGCAACCGTTCAGCCTACACAGAACGAGGAAATGCAATATGTCAATTGAAGACCTGCGCACAGAACTGGATGAAGAAGACAACATCGACCCGATTGAAGACAGTCAGGAAGGTGAAAGTCAGGAAAATTCAGAAGAAACCCAAAATGAAGCAAGCCAGTCTGATGATGAGACATCTGAAGACGAAGAGTTTGTCATTACGATAGGTGATGAAGAACCGGAACCATCCGGTGAGGATGACTTTAGCGGTAAACCAGCACCGACATGGGTAAAAGACCTTCGCAAAAAAGAGCGGGAAGCACGAAAACGCATCAAAGAGCTAGAAGCTCAGGTGCAACAGGCTAAACCGGATGAGAAGCCGATTGAGGTTGGGCAAAAGCCAAAGCTTTCCGACTTTGATTATGACGAAGATCAATTTGAAAGCGCAGTTGAACAATGGCATGAGCGCAAACGTCAAGTTGAACAGCAGCAGGCAGCAAAGCAGGCTGAAGAAGAAAAGGCTAAGCAAGCATGGCAGACCAAAATGCAAAGCTATGAAGAGCGACGTCAAAATGTAGCATCCAAAGTTCGTGACTTTGAGGAAGTAGAAGAAGCCGCAAAAGACAAGCTCACCCCAACACAACAGGGCATTTTGATTCATGCTGCTGAAAATCCTGAATTGATTTTGTATCACTTGGGGAAAAACCCAAAGAAAGCACAAGAGCTTTCTGAAATTACAGACCCGATTCAATTCGCCTTTGCTGCAGCAAAACTGGACTCTCAAATGAAAATCCAAACTCGTAAACCATCAACTCAACCAGAGCGAAAACCTAGTGGATCGGCTGGTTTGTCTGGTGTGGTAGATCAAAAGTTAGCGCAACTCGAAGCGAAAGCAGCGAAAACTGGTGATCGTACCGAGCTGATTAAATACAAAAAATCTTTACAGAAATAAGGTGAATACTTATGGCGAACTCATTTGCTAAAAAAATTGATGTTTTCTTTGATGATGTTGTGGCTGGCTTTGATGCAACCAACATTAGCTCTAAAAACGTTTCTCAATACAAAGCACCAGCAGAAGCGCTTGCTTTGAATGGTCAGACTTTCCACCGTCCGATGCCTTTAATGACTGAAATCGTTGATGGTCGTGACGTCACTGGTCAGTACAAGGATCTGATAGAGCTTACCGTTCCAGCCACTCTGACTGAATCGCATATCCGTAACGTACCGGTGAAGCTGACTGGTGTGGATCTGAACAACCCGTATGCTTTTGACAATATTGTTAAAACCTCAAACATCCTGCTTTCTAACAAGTTGGATACTCTGGTTGCTAACCGTATTGCAGAGCGCGGCACTCTAGCGGTGATCAACTCAGGTGCAATTGATACCTATGATGATGCTGCTGAAGCTGATGCTTTAATGCTTGAGCAACAGGCGACTCGTGGCGAGCGTATCATGCTGCTGAATCCACGTATGGCGAAAAACATTGCTGGCAACCTTGCTGGTCGTCAAACAATGAACACAGCGCCAATGAACGCTTATCAGCGCTCTACACTTCAGCCGATTGCAGGCTTTGATACCTTCCGTGTTGATTACGGTAAATCAATTGCAGGTTCAACCGGTGCAGGCTATCTAGTTAGTGGTGCACAGTCTCACACTCCAGTTTCTGCTGATGTGAACGGCACCCCTGCTGACAACCGAACTCAAACCCTAGTAGTTAAAACTGGTACAGGTGCGGCGGTTGGTGATGTGTTTACAATCGCAGGTGTATATGCGGTTGGCCATATCAACAAGCAATCTACCGGACAATTAAAAACTTTCCGTATTCTTGCAATCAACGGTGGTAACTGGACAATTTCGCCTGCAATCGTTCCTGCAGATGGCATCGCAGCAGCTCAAAAAGCTTATGCAAACGTGACTACTGGTGCGGCAGCAGATGCAGCAATTACCATCCTGAACAAAAAGACCTCTGCGGCCAGCGTGTTCTATGAAAAATCAGCGATTGAAATTGTGCATGCTGACTTCAATACTGAGCCGTTTGAAGCTTCAGGCAAGCGTGTTCGTAAAGCGACCACTGATAGCGGCATTCAGATTGTGATGCTGTCCGATTCCAACGTCGACACATTAGCGGCTAACTACCGTTTATTCGTATGGGCGAACGTGGAAGTGCTTAACCCTGAATTGGCTGGCATCATGCTAGAAAATCAGACCTAAAACAAAACCATGACGACAAATGCCCGCTATATGCGGGCGTCGTCATTTTTGGAGTAGTGAAAATGTCGAATTATCCAAAAATGCTCTACAAGGGCGATAAGATCAAATACGAAT